AAGATAAATTAATTTACGGAGGTTTTATCAAATGTCAACAGTTGAAGGAATTGCCGTCGTTATGGCCGTAGTTCAGTTCTTCAAAAAGCTGCTCCCCAACGTCGTTCAGGGGACAGCCGCCAGAGCGCTGGTCATCCTGGTATCCATCGGGGTGACGCTCTACAAGTTCCTGAATGAGGGCCTACCGCTTACCTTCGTCGCGATCACTTTCGCGGTGTCGGTCATCATCGGAGCCCTGAGCGCTTATTCGCTCGTGCAGGTCGCTGGAGGGAATGGGCGTTAATCTGACGCAAACCTGACGGAGACATCATGAAAGCCGTTTTGTGTCCGGTATGTTCCGGAGTAGGAAAACTTCCGGATGGTTATCCAGGAAATTCAACCGTGCCAATAGAAAAAACCTGTCATGGTTGTGGTGGGTTGGGTTGGGTATCTGTCTCCGAAAATCAAACTTTAATTCTCGATCTTTCCGACATGAACAAGCCTTTGCGGGTTCCTCCTGAGGCATTAAGTTCATGAAAATCCGTCCGATTCATTGGGTCGCGCTGGGCCTCGCCCTGGCACTCACCGTAGCAGTATGCGATGGCGCGAGGCTCAGGGATAAGTACTCCATCTCCGTCGGCAAGTATCAAGCGGCGCTTGACGCATCGAAGAAGGACGGCAAGGCGCTTACCCTACAAATAGGCGAATTGCAGAAGGTTGTGGGGCAAGCCAATAAAGAGATCGCCGAGAAAAGCAAGGCTATTGCTCACCTGGCCGATACCATCGGCCACAGGGACGCGGAACTTGTCACGTTGGATGGCCGGTTGGCCCAAGCCAAGACCGATACAGATCGAGTGCCGACCCTAACCGCTATGGTAGAGAATTGGCGTGCGCAGTATAACACCGCAACGCTCATTATTACGGAGAAGGACAGGGTAATCTCCGCGTGGGCCGCGAAGTTTGACGCTCAGGTTACGATAAGCGAATCCTGGAAGCAGAAGTACGAGGGCGAACTACACCTTCGCACGCTTGCAGAGAAAGGATGGAAGTCCGCCGAGGGTAGGCTCAGATGGACACGGGTCATGGGGAATATAAAATCGGGCCTAGTCTTGGCTGCCGTTGGCTATATAGGATACTCAGCCATCAAGGGAAAATAAGATGAAACTCAGCCTAGTCGAAATCGCAAACGCTCTTGCCACATTGGTACTGGTTGTCGTCCTCGCGTGGATCAAGTATCGGGAGAAGCGCTTGACGAAGGCAGCGGGGCTGAGTAACAACCCGGAGCGGTGCGAACAGCACTCAATCAAGATCGCGGTCATTGAAGGGCGGCTTGAGCGGATAGAGAAGGACATCGAAGAGATCAAGGGAAAGTTATCATGAACATCATACCCGAGTATTTGAACATAGCCTTTGCCCTTCAGGTAAAGCTCCAGCTCTCACCCCTGAATATTGGCGCACTGCTCGCGCTCGGGTTCTGCATGATCGTTGTGTGGCGGTGGTTCAAGAGGCGGAGTTAGATGACGGAATCTCTAAATGATAAGGTTGATGATATCCGATTCTTACTATATGTCATCGTTGGAGAGCTAGCCATTATTGCATTATACACTCTTCTTGGGTGAGCCAAACGATGAGGAGACCCGATGACCCTCCGCTTGCGCCAACGGATAGCGAGCCTTGCCGGTTTCTTCGCGCTAGGCATGGGTACAGACGCCCTGGTCGTCGTCTGGTATCGTTCGGTCTCAAGCCACATGGTATTTTTGGCGATGTGTGTTTCATTTGTGGTTACGGTCATACCCTTTTTGGTTACGCGGAAGGGCATCGAGGCTAGGCGCCCTGAGCTGTTCTTCGCATACGCGCTCGGGGCATCCGTCGGCACGCTCGTGGGGATGATGGTACGGCTATGAAGGGCAAAACCTATTTCCTCAGCTTCGTGGAAGAGGCCGTAATGGACCCCGCCTATGAGGGCCATATCGGCGGGCGCATCGAGGTTTACGAAGCAGGCTCAGACAAATACGCCATCGAGGAGATCCGCTTCTTCACGAAAAAGCTGAGCGCATATCACAAGCTACGGGGCCAGTTCGACTTCGAGGACGTGACGGCGAAGGAACTGGAACGGCTGCGGGCGAAAATCGTTGCCCTTAATGAGAAGGATTGATATTAGGAGGAAAGATGTTTAAGAAAAAAGTTTCTCAGGAAGAGTTCGATAAACTCGAACAAAAACAATGGAAATTAGAGAGCCGTTTCCGATCACTATGTGAACTTTTGGGCGTGGCATTTACTCCAGATGCATTTGATGAGGGAGTGGCAACATATATACAGAAGGATAGATGAAGCGCATCGGCCAAATCATAGGCGCCGCCATCGTTGGCGTTATCTGCGTCGCCCTGCTCCCCCTGATCGTCTTAGTGGTCATTGTCTATACCCTCGTTGCCGTGGTCGCCGCCATAATCAAGGCAATCCAGGCGGCTATTAACGCGAAGGGTGATTCGCTTTAATAGCGAACGCCCTTATTAAAGTAATCATCATTACCTAGAAATTGTCAAATATGCTGGGAGCGTTCAAGGCGTAAATACGACCAAGGGAGACGCCTCCAAGCGCCTCCTCAGTTGCAACTTGGTACGATAGCTTAATGGGTGAAATTCCCTACCCCGGCTCCATAAATAAACATGGTGTATAAACGCTGACACTCTAATAAATAGATATTCATAACTGTAGGTGTTTTTGTCCATTTTAAGGTTAACCGCCGTTAACCTTAAATCGAGGTCGCCCACAAATAAAGCATGAGAACAGCGTTCCCTGCGTTAATAAAATCCATCAGCGTCAAGAGCCTCGTGAGCGGCGACAAGGAAGGCGAGATACGGCTCCGCTTCCTGCCGACGGACGAAGTGATGGATGCACTACAGCGACTACATCGGGCCGACGAAGAGGTCATCGTGGCCATCGTCGATTCGGCTGAAAATATCAACAATAATCAACATGCCATTCAAGAAAGGTCAGAGCGGAAATCCAAAGGGTAAACCGAAGGGGGTCGTCTGCAAATTTACGACCCTGAAGGTCGCGTTCCTCAACGTGTTCGAGCGCTTGGGCGGTGAGCAGGCACTCCTTGAATGGGCCCAAGCATCAAATCACAACACGGCCGCCTTCTATCAGTGGATCACGAAGATGCTCCCGGCTGACGTGAACCTCGGCAACGCGTCCGCCCCTTCCGGCAAGCCCCAGGCACTCATCATTAAGGTCATCCATGCAAACGATGGCGATGGCGGGAATGGAAACGGCAATGGCGCTAAATGAAAGAGAATGCCGAACTTGTCGTCTCCCCCTCATTCTGGCCTCTCCTAGAAGATAAACATCGTTATCTCGTCCTTTGCGGTGGGGCAGGCTCAGGTAAGACGGAATTCGCCGCCAGGAAGATATTCTATCGTTGTCAGAAAGAAGGTGGACATCGTTTCCTAATTCTCCGCAAGGTACGCTCGCGGGTTCAGGAATCAGTCCTTGAGGTTTTCCGCTGTCTCTTGCGCGAGACTGAAGTTGCCTATGATCTTAATAAGACTAGCCGAGTCATTTCGTGGAACGGACCAGACGGAAGATTAAACGAAGTTCTTTTTGATGGCTTGGACGACCCCGAGAAGATTAAGTCGATCAAGGGCTTAACGGGCGAATGGCTTGAGGAAACAACTAATTTTACGAAGAATGATTTCCTCCAACTTGATCTTAGGTTGCGTGAACCGGGGCCAGCATATCATCAAATCATCCTGAGTTTTAATCCAGACGAGGCTCAGGCTCCGTGGCTCAAAGAGATGTTCTTTGACCACGTGAATCCGGATGCTCTTGTCCATAATTCGACTATTGCAGATAACCCGATAGCTGAAGTCAGGGCACGGTATGCACTCCGCCTTAAAGAACTCAAGGCCCAAGACGAGACGATGTACTCGATCTATGGTCTTGGGTTATGGGCTATGCCGAAGGGCCGTATCTACAACTGGGACGTCCAGCCTGCGCCGCAACGATATGACGAATTCTTTTATGGACTCGATTTCGGCTATTCGGTCAATCCCTCGGCCCTGATCAAAGTCTATCGCAGGGCCGATGAATTCTGGCTTGAGGAGGCCATCTATCAGGCTGGACTGACCAATCAGGCCATCGCCTCCGAGATGCAGGGTATTGGCGTTGGTAAGTACGAGCAGATATATGCAGATGCCGCCGAACCCAAGAGCATCGACGAGATAGTGCAGTTCGCCTTCAATGTCAAGGCATGCGATAAGGGGCCGGACAGCGTTAGGGCCGGGATCGGATACCTCAAGTCTCAAAAGATACACATCGTTCAGGGTTCAACAAACATCATCCGCGAGGCCGGCAAGTACAAATGGCGCGAGGACAAGAATGGCAACACGCTCCCTGAACCCGTGAAGTTCGATGATCACGCTATGGACGCCATCCGTTACGCCATCATGACGCACATGAGGGCGGCTGGGGCTGTGTACATTGGCGGTATCAAGAGAAGTGTCTACCCGGAGTAAAAAGGAATGAGCATATTCAACAAAAGCAAAGTCCTTCAGGCCGAAGTCCGTGAACTCCGGGATAAAACCGCTGAACTTACCGGACAGGTGACGAAATATCGTGAGACGCAGGAACTTCTCGTCAAGGATATTCTCACATTACAGGAAGTGTCCCGAGCCTATGTCGGCAATGATTACCAGGTCTATGAGGATGCTGTCTATGAGATAAGCGAGAAGTATTGCGGACGTGCCGAGTGGGGGGTGCTCCAGACACGGAGCATTATCGACTTGCGGAGCGCGTTTATCTTGGGCGAAGGACTCAAGGTGACGCACACGACAGAGACGCGGGCTGAGGCAGAACGCGAACTCCAGTTTGCCGAGGACTTCATGTCCTTCAATGACCTGGATGGCGAACTCGATCAGGAGATGGCCAAGGAAGCCGAGATCGAGGGCAAGATCGCCATTAAACTTTGGCTGGACGAAGAACCCTACCGCGATTGGCCAGGGATGGTATCGGCACGGTTCAAGTCATGGTTATCCAGCAAGTATGTCGTAACAGCCGACCCGAATGATTATCTTTGGTATAAAAACCTCAGTTGGAAGGCTATGGGAACAACTTCTGCCGGGAGTTATGATGAGGCACAATTCGTCTATGCCAAATTTGGTGGGCGCATCAATATGCCGAACGAGGCCCAGCCGAAGATTGCGGCTTGCCTGACGCAGATAGATCGCCTGGATAGGGCACTCCGAGACCTCAGAGAGATTGACCATCTATTTGCCTCCCCGACGCCTTACTTCAAGGTCTTGAGCGTTGCCGAGGGCCAGGCCATTGAGACATACATCGAGAGGACGAACTGGAAGATCGGCAAGGCACTGATTACATCTTCCGAGTTCACTCTCGTATCTGCGCCCATCACGGGTGTCGATAACCTGATAGCTGAGATTGAACTCTGCGTGAAGATGATAAGTGGGGCGACAGGGATTCCCATTCATTACCTCGGACTCCTTGACCTGCTCAAGAATAGATCGACTGGCGAGAATATCCGCGAACTCATCATGGCATCCACGACGCGGGAGCGCCAGACGTGGATCGGGGTTTATGAGGAGCTCTTGACCAAGGCGATGCAGATGTGGAACGCGACGTATGCGGCGCAGAAGTCGCCCCAAGCGCAACTTGACCCGACCAAGGTCAAGGTCGATATCCCGCAGGTGACGCAGGAACATTGGGATCATATCCAAAACGTGCTCATCCCGGCGGTGGCTGCGAACATCATCAGCAAGGAACACGTTGCGGGGCAGATACCGGGCGTTGATCAGGAGAAGGAAGTTGAATTGCGTGCCGATCAAGAGGCGAAGGACGCTGAGCAGGCTAAGGCAGAGATGGATGCGCTCAAGGAAGAGATGAGCCTCAAGGACGCTCGGGACACCCAGGTGGCCAAGGCATGATGATAACCACAGCCAAACGAGTTGCGGGGCTGGAGATTATAGCAACGCCCTGCCCGAAATGCACGTCGGCCATGTATAAGAAAGTTTGCCCCTGCCATATGCGGAAGCACGGGTGGAACATCTGCGCCAAATGCGTTAAGTGCGGTCACACCATTGGCCTAACCAAGAGGCGAGGAAGATAACATGCCATACACCGAAATTAAAAAAGAGATGGTCGAAGGGAAAGAGAAGTGGTGCTTTCGCAACAAGGAAACCGGGCGCAGGATTTGCTCGGATACTGAAGCGGGGGCTATCGCGGCCATGAGGGCGCGGTATGCACACGCCCAGGAAATGAAATATATCGATCCGTTCTTTAATCCCATGATTAAGACGGACGAGGAGGATTGATGCTTACTACGAATACCACGAAGGTAAGGACGCCGGAAGATGACGGCAAGCGGCACGTCATCACGACGACGACCATGAAGCCGGGAAGAGTTCGGTTTGTCCAGAGAGAGTTCCCCGGTGT